CAGAGATATCTCTATCTCATGCGTAACGATCCCAAGCACCCAAACACCTGGGGGTTACCTGGAGGTAAAACACGTCCAGGCGAGAGCTTGCTTGATACAATACATCGAGAATGCACTGAAGAAATTGGGCACATGCCCCAATATTCGCGCTTGGTTCCACTGGAACAGTTCACCAGCGCGGATCACACCTTTACCTATCACACTTTCTTCTGTGCCATTGAATGCGAGTTTGTTCCTGATCTCAACAGTGAACACCTGGGATATGCTTGGTTAGATTCTACCACATGGCCAAGACCCATGCACCCGGGCCTATGGTCTACTGTGAATTTTGAAGAAGTCCGGCAGAAAATGACACAGGTGCAACAACTCAATCACACATCACAGTAAGTGATGAATTTACGATACCCCATGAGTTCCACGTGGGCGAAATTGCGCCATGCATCTGGAGGTCTGGCTCCATCTGTGACTATGTAGAACTTTACGTCTGGATAGGCCGAGAAAACCTTGGGCATGTCGGCAACATTCTGTAGGTCGATGTAGTGATGGGGGTTCATACCATCCACCCCTAGTATGAAAATTTCTTTGTGTCCATCAAAAGCCGCAATATAAGCCGCCTGGGCGGCAGGTTTTAATCTTACTGCATAGGGAACAGGATAAAGATAGCCAGGAAATCTCACACAGTTGCGGCTGCTTGTATAGATCACGGTGCGATCTACATAGTGAGTTTTGATCATCCGATGCAGATGTTTGGGATCATGCTCCACGCAAAAATCCAGTTTGATCTTCTGCCAGACTGCTTCTGCGCCGTAGGTCTGCAGGCGTTTCTGACCCAGCAATCCGCCGCGATGATCTTCCAATCGTTTGACCACATCTGCACGTATGGTTTCATCTTGCCCGATCACGGCAGCACGACCAGAGATATGTTCGTTGGTCACAGGATTGGTGATGAATTCGCGATCCTGCAGTTTCATACCACCTTTCCAGATAGTATTGGTAATGATAAATTCACCTTGATAGTCTGTGCGATAGCGGGCTTGTAGCATGATTTTTATGATGTTATGGACGCGAAAATATTTACCTAATATTGACCTATTCCACGACGGCTTCTTTGTAGAAGGCTAGATTTTGTAACAATCTCTGATCTTGCGGGGCTTTTTCCACGGCTCGCTGACCCATGATCAGGGCTTCTCGGGCATTGCCTTGATAGTAGTATGCTAGAGCACAAAGATCGTAGAGATCGGGTCCCCAGCAGGCCGGATCATTCATGTAGCTGCCCGTGGGCTGGAGGATATCCAGTGCTTTATGGCATGCCCAGATCACTGTGTTCCAATCGCGTACCGCGTTGGCCACTTTGGCCAGTTCCATCCAGGGTTCTCGGCTCCATGGCCATTCCAGCGTGGCTTTTATGGCCCAGTGATGTGCTTGTTGAGCATCATTGGATCTGCTGAAACATCTGGCTATGTATCTCATGCTGGCACAGCGTTCTTCTTTCCAGGTGGCTCGCGGTAGATCAAGATGCCTCTGCAGTTCGTCTATGGCCTGAGGCCACTGTCCTTTGAACATGAGTTCTCGTCCGTAGTAATGGCTCATCCTATCGTTGTCGGGATCTTCCTCCACTGCCATTTTCAACAAAGGTAGATACTGTCCGCGGCTCTTGGTGTTATCTGCACGATGATACAGCACGACATCGGCGATGGTCGCTCGGCGTTCGTCGCCTGGGCCTTGGAAATACAGGGTTTCATGACAGGGATGGCGCCACTGGAAACCACGCCTGTGATGTATCTTGTCCGCGAAGAATCTCACGCCCGGTGTGCCATCCTCGTTCCAGTTCCAGACATAATCATAACTGATGCGATCTATTTCACCTGATCGTGCTTGCCACTCGCGATCGATGGCTTCTGCCCAGCCTGGCTGCAGGAACTCGTCAAGGTCTATGCTCAAGCAGATGTCGATGTCTGCGGGTATGAGATTCAGTGCGGTGTTTCTGGGCACGTCAAAACGCCAGGGCCGCTGGCAGATGTCATACACAGTGGCGCCCAGTTCGCGCAGGCGTTCTGCGGTGCCGTCTGTTGATCCTGTGTCACAGACCAAGACGAGATCGGCACCCTCGCAGTGACGCATGAATTCGTCCACAAACTTGATCTCATTCAATGCGATGGCATACACGCAGGTTCGAACTTTCATGCTAGTGCCTCCTGATAAAACTCAAGATTGCGTTGTAATCTCTGATCATTGGGCAACATATCCAAGGCCTGTTGACCCCACTCCAGGGCTTGCCTGTGCAGGCCAAGGTTATAGGCTGCCAAGGCAGCGATGTCGTAAACCGTGGCGGACCAAGCCCTGGAATCTTGGGTGAACCCATCGCGTTTTTGTGTGATTGATAAACATCTTCGGATGAACACATAGCAACGATCCCAGTCCTGGCGCTGATAGCACCATTCCGCATAGGCAAACCAAGTCTCTCGTTCATCGCCATGACTTATTGCACGCTGGAACCAACGATCGGCCTGTGCCTGATCGTCAATGGCGGCATAGCCGCGTGCCGTGGTGCGGGCCACATAACTCTGCACCACCGCACCTTCGTCGCACGCATCATAGGCCTGTTCACGTGCTCGGATACTGTCTACATGACGACCCTGTGATCCCAGTTCGTTGGCATAGAAAAACAAGGTGCGCCAGTTGCGATCACCTTCTGCGATCTTTTTCTCCAGCAGTCCGAGATAACCGGCCCGTGTGGGCTTGACGTCTTGGCGTTCATCAAGATACAGTTCTGGTATCCATATGGTAGATTCTGGACGGCTCCAGCACAAGGTCTCATGCACAGCACCGGTCCAATGGCAATGATGCCGGGCGTGTATCTTTGAATGCCACTGCCAGGGGTTGTCGTTGTTGCGATATCTGTGATTGGCCGTGGTAGTATCCGCTCGCCAATGGCGTTCGATCTCTGCACGCCACCCCGGTAACAAGCGTTCATCAAGATCCTGCCAGATGCACACGTCAATGTCGGCGGGCAACAAGTTCAACGCCGTGCCGCGAGCATGATCAAAACGCCAGGGTTGCACTGCGATAGATTCAGTCCACACACCTTGTGCCCGCAGTTGTGCAACGGTATCGTCAGAAGATCCTGTGTCGCACACCAGGCGCACATCGGCTTCGCCATTGCTGGCTGCCCAACCTTCTACTTGATGTGCTTCGTTCTTGGCAATGGTATACACAGCGATGCGCAAGGGCAACCGATATGCCTCACACAGTTGGGCCAACACACTGTCCGGGTTGATGCTTCGTAACTGATCCATCCATATGGTTTCCCAGAGATGTATGGTATAAGAATCGGCCAATCGATCCCGATCACCAGTCCGCAAGATCCAGTCATCGCGGAAGTCAAAAGGCATGAAACTTGATCGTGGTTCTACATGCACCGACCATGTGCCTGAATCTAATATCTGCCGAGGCAAACATACAGCATGATGCGCCCATTCTTTGTCTTGCAGATTATCTCCAGTTTGCCGCAGCCATTCCGAGATAAAAGCATGGCCGGGCTGTGTGAGTATCACAGCGTTGCTGACTGATGTACCGTCTGCGCTTTCTATACCCAATACACACTCATGTCTCAACAGATCACTAAATGGTTTAAGGCTTATGATGTCAATGTCGAGATAGATACCACCGTGTTCTTGCAAGATCTGCAGCCTTAGAACATCGGCTTTGTATTGATAACTTTCCAATGGAACACCATTGAACTCCGTGGGAGGATCTATCTGGCGTAGTTCTACTCGTTTCGCTATGTCCGTCCATAGTCTATTGTCACGAGGTGCTTGGCCGTACCATAAGATCACTCGTTCTGGTGCATGCACGGCCAAGGCCGATCGTATGGCCCAGTAATGGATCTGTTCAAAGTCAGTGAATCCAAAAAATATGAAATGTATGACCGGAGGTATCATACTTGATTGGCCCACCACAAGGGAACCCAAGCCTGTTGAGCAGTCAAGGCAGGCCAAGGATTGACGTCATGCCTGACATAGAATGCGTTGACGCCACGGCTCTCGCAATAAACGAGATCATAACCAAGTCGATTGGCTTGATCAGTGAAACTGAGCAGGCTGGCACCAAAGGTCTTGTCCCATAGTCGCCATTGGTATGTATCGTCTCTGGGCATGATGTATTCTGCATCGGCCGCGCAGCAACCATTGTATTCTTGTATGATAACTCTGGGACGATAGTGTGCGATGCTTTCGCGCAGATGATAATCATTGCCATCTACATCTATAGAAAGCAGATCAAACTCTTGGGGTATGCCAGCGGCCTGGAACTCCAAGGGCAAGGTCACGGGCGTGAGCCAGGCTCTCCGGAATCGCACGCCCTGTGGTATGTTCATGGCTTCGTGGGCATCAAACCAGCGGCACTGCCATCCTTGTTCAGCCAACAGCCGGGTATTGGCCTCTTGCCCATCGCCTACACCAAACTCCACGGCCAGGCCATCAGTGATACCTATGCGATCAAAAATATATTGTATGATGCCGTCCTCACCGTTCTGGCTATAAACTTTCTTTTCGTGCTTACGCATTTTGTTGCCAGAGATCGTGATTTTCACCGTCGTCGATGCCATAGGCCCAGCGTGGCTTGCCTTCGACTTGATTCCAATTCTGATAGGGTTCGTTGATTTTCTTATGAATCACTGTCATGTTGCTGGAATTGCCATCTGATGCTCGGGCATTCACATCTATCTGATAGATCTCATTGAAGTATGATTGAGCTACCCAGGCCACGTTCTGGAAATCTCGGAATCGGCGAGTGTCATGGAACATCATCACCCCTCCCACCCGGAGATATTGCCAGGTATCCAAGGCAAACTGTTGCCTGAGATTATCTACACCATCTACCAGTATGAAATCAAACTCTCTATCAAAATAGTTGGTATAATTAACAAACTTTACCGGACGTGCGTTGGGTATTCTGGCTAGATTTTTCCGTGTGCGTTTGATCCAGGCCGGATCTGTTTCTACCGAGATGATAGAATTGGCATTGGACTGAGCCAACAACTGTGTGCTGCCACCTGATCCAAATTCCAGAATATCTCGGCTGATGTCGCTCCACTTGGCTAAAATATCCGCATCTTGAAGACTGAGATCACCAATGAATCGACGAGAACCGAGATAGGTCAGCATATCACATAATTATACAGCCTGTATTTTAGAAGTCAAATTAAACTGAACTGGTGCGTCCTACCAGGCCTTCCAGGGCATCAAACTCCACGAATATGGCATCGATATCGTCATCAAACGATCCGCCGGCGTTGCCACCCAGGAGCAGGGTATCACCAGCACGGCTGGCGCTGGATGATATCTCGTTGGCCGTGGTGCCCAACTGATATTTTCGCCACTCACCGGTTGACAAGTTGAGGATAGCCAAACACACATCCAGGAATCCATAAGTGATGCTATCGTCGGCAAACACACCGGCTGAACTGGCAGTGATGGCTATGCGATCGTTTGACAGCAAGGCGCTGGGCTTGCCGTTCTGTTCAAACAGTTCTGAAGTTGTGGATCCGGTCTGGTAGGCCGTGCCCCAGACATCGGTGCTGTAGTTGAACTTGATCACACCAATGTCCTGGCTGCCTGTGTTCACTGAGCCGCCCACAGCACCGTTGGTGAAGTAGACCACGGCCAAGGTGTTGCTGCCAAGATCATGCACGTTCACAGCCACGTCGTCAAGACCCGATCCAATCTGATAATATTCAGCGGTCTCTGATGCTAGATCCCATATGCCCAGGAATATGTCATAGCCCCCGGTGGGTGTGCCGCCCAAGGTGCCAGTGGTGCGACCCACAAAGGCTATCTTGCCGTTGGCAAGTTCTGTGAGCGCATAGGTCTCTTCGTCCTTTTCCGTGCCATTCTGATAGAATTCCAGTTCGCCGGTGGCAGGATCCAGTTCGATCAAGAGATAGTCATACACTCCCGACAGGCCAGTGTTGTATTTGGTGATGTCGCCCGACGTCTGGCCTATGGCCCAGACAGTGCCGTCGCTGTGACGTATGATGTCATAGCCAAATATGTTGCCGTCGTCCGCGGAACCATCACCCACAGTGGCGAACTGATAGAAGCCACCGATGAGATTGACGTCGCTGACATAGATTAGCGGATCGCACCGGTCCGCGGCCTGACGGCGATATTCATCGCTGTTGAGATAGTCCTGGAATTTGTCCAGATCAAAGTAGGCTATGATGCCAGTGAACACGCCATTGGCTCCAAACGCACCGTCAAAGTCTCTGGCGAGATAGTCGGATATTTCTATGCCGGGATCATAGGCAGTGGCCGTAAGTCCGCCCGCTGTGTCTGCAGGTGCTGTTTCCTGCGCAAAGGTATCAACATTGGCTATCACAGCATAGGTGCTTTTGTTGTAGTAATAAGGGGCTGTTCCTGACGAAGTGAGATTGTAAATACCGGTTCCGAACCCATTTTTGTCCGCACGGAAGAATATAGCATCTCGGCTGCTACTATGACTTTCACTCCAGCCGGCAGCTATGATGTTGCGATTGAGGCTGTCCATGGATATAGTCACGAATTTTTCATCCATGTCATGACCAAATCCGTTCTGCCAGATAAGATCTCCACTGTCACTGAACTGCAACAATATACATTCTTCCATGCCCATGGCTGGAACCACAGGACCCATGGCCGAGCCAGCCACGTAGATCGCTATGTCACCAGTGTAGGGGGTGGAAGTGATACTGTTAAATGAGCAATGGCAATTGGCCACTGCTAGAGGATTGAGATCCATGGTCTTTGCCCAGTTTTTGGTGATGGTCCAGGATCCAGCACCATTCTCATCAGCGTATAATTGCATGATCAAACCGTTGTCTTCGATGTTGCCGCACAGCACATAATGAGCTCCTTCGCCGGCACTGTCGGCCACATCTGTGTTGATCATGTCTTTGATGTTTACTTCGTCTGTGGCATCTACGCTGGACAACCATTGCACAAATCTTGATGCACTGTTGATCTCGCACATACCCACCAGTCCTTTTGTGGTGCCACCACCATCGTTGCCAGCAAATAAGAATCTACCTGACGTGGCATCAGTCTGATTTGGTCGCACTCGATTGACTTTGAGACCAGTGACTTTGTTCTGTTCAACTATGGTTCCTGCGTCATCGGTTACTAAAAATACTGTATCTGTGCCTGTGACTATGCTGATGACCACCCTGATATCGGTTCCATCTAACACGCATGTCACTGATGTTGCTGAGTTGTCGCTGGCGTTGCCATAGACTTTGGCCCAGACTAGATTGCCGTCGCCGTCCATCTTGAACAACAAGGCATCTTTTAGTCCTTGTCCTTGTTCCTGGGTCTCCCCGCAGAAATATACACCGTCGTCAGCATCTACGGCCACGCCTAGACCCACATCAGTGAAACTGCTGCCATCGCCGATCTCTCTCTGCCATTTAATATTATAGTTGCTATCATATTTGGCTATGATCAGCCAACCCGCATCATGGCTGCCTATCAGATACACATTTCCATTGGAGTCCACAGCCATGTCTCGCCATTCCATGGCATTGCCACCATCTGAAAGATTGCGGCACCAGCCGTGTATCCAGATGTCACCTTTGGGCACCACGGCACCTTTGCAGTAGCCGGTCATGTATATGCGGCGGTTGGCAGTGTCTTCCCAGCAGCCGGTGAGATAGTCATCGCCTGACGTGCCCGCTGCCAGATGCACCGCAGAAGAGAGATCTGCGGTATAGACACTGATCAAGAAGTCGCCGGATCCTGGGCCGCCTTGATTGCCCGCATTGTCAGTGACTTGTCCACAGGCAAAGCGCCGGCCATCTTGCAGAGTGATCGAGTGATAGTAGAAATCTTTGCCACCAAATCCCACACTCTTACGGTTGAACCACTGATTGTTGGGCTGTGTGTAGTTCAGTATCTGTGTGTCTGCCGCGATGGCCTGAGGTTCGGTGTCGTTTACCCGAGTAAGGGTGGCCACGCTGGGCGTGTATTTGAGGTATCCAGCCGTGAGCACACCACGCTCGACGAAACTGTTGTTGGTGGCATCGTAGTCCAGGTGTGCGTAGCCAGTGAAGGCATCATCCAGTTCAAAACTGTAGAGTCCCGGGCCAAGATAGGTGCCACCGCCCGATGCTGTACCTGACAGCAAGGCATACCAGCGGAAGTCTTGGGAGTTGAACTCGAACCCATGCACCCTGATAGGGTCTGCGGAGTTATTCGTAAGGAAACTGCCCTGAGATGACCAGGTAGTACCGTCGTATTTCCAGAGGTCTGTGCCGCCATTGGCCACGTCAGTGAATAACACATACAGGGCCGTGGTGCCCAGGGTAGCACAAAAACAGTCAGGTCTGGCCGTGGCCCCTGACACCAGGACCTGGCGAGTCAGAGAGCCACCCGCGATGGTATCAAGACTGTTGAAACTCCATATCTCGAGATCAAATCCCGAACTGACATTGTTGAGGATGACAGGAAAATAGATACGAGCACCAAATGCAGCACCGCAGGAGGCACGCACAGGATATTGGCTCTGTTCATTGGCCGACGGATTGAACGTGGGATTGGCCAGATCAAAGGTGCCGATCAGGGTCTGTGCACCGAAACTCTGCGCGGCATCGGTATAGGTCCTGGTAAGGAAGTCCCAGTCAGCACCATTGGCCGTGATGTAGAAAGCATGGAATCTCTCGCCAGCACCGCGCATGATACCGCCGGGCATGTAGTTTTTGTTGGCAGGGCTAGGCAAGGTCACGTCGTTGTGGCTGTTGTGCGCACCACCCACGGATGGTGTGTGGATACGACCCAGCACGCTGGAATAGGTCACACCACCCGATTTAACCTGCGTGGTGATCATGTAGCCATAGGCCTTGTCCGCAGGATCGATGTAGCCACCAGCACCCATGACCTGGCGTCCGTTTTCATAATTGGGATAGAATGTAGGTGAGTGTGCATGATACTGATAGTATTCCCAGTCAGTGCCTGCAAAAGGTTCGTAGGCCCGATCCCAGTAGAAGATGTCGTCGTCGGGTGCTGTGCTCAAGGTGCCCAGATGTGCGAAGAAGAACGCATCATCTTCCTGCTCGTCTGTGATGTCGTTCACACCGGGACCAATATATTCTATGCAACCACCATGATACTTGGTATTGGCCCCGTCCCAGGATTCTGTGATCCAAGGCATGGTGCCATCTATGATCATGGTGCTGGCCGCACCAGCCAAGGGCAACACATTGCCCCAGTGATAGGGCGTGACCGAACTCAACAGGCTGGTGTTGTTGCCATTGGCCGGAGTGTAGTAATACCAGTAACCGTTGGGGCTGATACCGTCGGTGACAGTGAGATTGATGTAGCTGTTGGCAAGAACAGTGCTGAGGTCTACATCACGCTGGCTGTTGACGATGGCCATGTTCTATCCTTAGGTTCCTGTGATGGGTATGCCAGGACGGAACAGGAGATCCGTGGCGTTGACCGCAAAGCCCAGATACAGCACACGCACCGAAGCCGTGGGCGTGGGCGGTGTGGCAGTGATGTTGCCTGCTGTAGAGAGAAAGTAGCTGGATCCTGCACTGAGTCCGGTGAATCCCGATACCACACCGCCGGCATAATACACATTGCCGGTCTTGACCATCACTGTGTTGAGTTGGCTGATGGTGTCGGCCTGTGATGCGTCTGTGACGGTGTTGGTTCCGTTGATCCTGACCACACGCTGATTGGTGCCTCCGGTGAGATTAGGCACAGTTATAGCAGTGTCAGTGACCACGCTGGTGGTGGTTATGAATTGAGTCATGATGGATATCCCTGTCTGATTATTTCAAAAAACGAGTTGGTGGTGATGCTGCCCGAGGCCAAGGTATCGCTGACCAGGATCTCGAGATAGTCATTGGCTGCCAGCTCAAAGGTCTGATTGATCGAGGCCGAATCGTTGGCTGCTATGGTAGCCGAGGTTATGGCAGTGGCACCATTTTTCCTCAAGGTCACGGTGTAGGTTCCACCCGCGGCACCACTGAACACCTGCACGTTGATGAGATAGTAGCCGTTGACTTTGACCGTGAGCCGTCCGGCAGTGCCTGATGACCAGTAGGTCTCGGCCAGGGCATTGGCATTGGTATCCCAGTCCACTCCAGACCAGGCAATGGCCGTGGGCGTGGCCGTGGTGGCGAAGCCTGATGTGAGATTGGTACGCACACCGCTGAAGGCCGCATAAGGCGTGACACCAGTGCCAGTGGCATAGCCCAGCAAGTTTACTTCGAGATAACTGCCCGAAGTGAGGCTGCCGGCCGCGGTATCTTCCGAAGCCAGCACCTGGATGTAATCCCCAGCGTCAAAGAACTGCGTTTCGTTGTAGTCCGCGGCCTGGCTGGGGTTGATGGTTCCTGACACTATGTCCGTGGTGCCATTTTCACGCACGCGGATGTCATAGGCCTGGCCTGCCACAGTGCTGAACAGGTTGGTGTTGATGTTGTAGTAGCCAGTGCGCAGGATGTGTATCTTGGTAGGATCTCCTGAGGACCAGTATTGATCAGTGTCAAATGATTCCACGTCCCAGGTCACAGCAGTCAAGGTAGCGTTGAGAGCATAGTCCGTGCTGAATCCCACCTTGACCCCGTCAAAGAGCCGCTTGGTGGTGCCTGTGACCACGTTCCAGGCCACACCGTCAAACTGCCACACCACGGAGTTGTCGTCGGTGTATATCTGACCATTTGTGGGACTTGATGGGAAATTCAGTGGCATGGTGTATTTACGCTCCAGGTTTGGTGGGCCAGATCACTGAGTCTGGAAAGCCCGGTTGATTGGGTATGTCTCGCAGGGCCTGGCGATACTCACGCCATTGGTCACGCTGGGCTTCAGTGATGGGGAAGTCCAGGGTCATGTAGCGATCTGACTTGTTGAGATAGTAGTCTCTGCGATTGCGTATGCCTTGTTCCCGCGTCCATCGCTGAGGAGGTACAGGATCGATCCACTCCCCTGCCTCTGTTAGAGTCCAGCCGATGTCGCCATCGTGGCGTGGGCTGAGCATCTCATTGGCCGCGAGATTGGTGAGGTGAGGCCGATCAGGATCGTGGCTCACACGTTTCAAGACCTGGCGTGTGACAGCATCAAGTATGAGAACTGATTCTATCATCCTATATACTCCACGATGTAGATGAATCCGCTGGCACCGTTGCCGCCCGCTGCTCCGGTGGGGCTGTCAAAGTGCGCTCCGCCGCCACCTCCGGATCCAAAGGCCGTGCCTACTGCACCGGCGAGTATGCCGGCGGTGCCGGCCACTGCTCCGCCCAGGCCACCACCGCCCCAGAAACTGGCACCGCCCATACCGCCGCGGCCAAAGTCACCGGTGGTGTCACCTACACCAATGTCGCCGTCACCGCCTTCGATGTTGACCGTGCCGCCAGTGGGCACGCCTCCGATGCCGCCAGCCCAGGCTCCACCGTCGCCCACTGCGCCGGTTCCGGTGCCAAGTCCGCCACCCACACCCGTGATGGTGGCACCAGTGCCCGCAGGGTTGAATTCAGAGTTGCCGCCCGCAGTGCCGTTGGTGCCAGTGTTGTTGCCGCCTTGACCAGCACCACCCACGGTGTAGACAGCATCTGCTCCCATCTCCGTGGCATTGTATTCTCTGATGGCAGTGCCTCCAGCACCGCCGCCACCGCCACCACCGGCCGATGTGGCGTCACCGTCTGATCCACCACCACCACCACCAGCACCGGTGCAGTATACTATCCAGTAGT